TCAGACATAACACCGTCAAGTATAGCCGGTAGATACGCTTGAAGTATTGATACCATTTCTATTGAATACTTATGAGCAAGTTTCTCTAATTCATAACTCATCAAAGCATTTACATCAATATCAATACCATTCACTTTAGTTTGTATAATATGGCCAATTACCGCCTTATTATAATCGTCATCTGCTTTTGCTATATTTGAAAGTAAACCCCATATCAGGCCATTTACTATCAATATTGTCATAACAAACTTTTTCATAATATATACCTCTCTTTATATTTATTAATATAACTAATATATCATATGTGGTGGGTAAGTCAAGCGCTAAAAAGCGTTGTAGGATGTGAGTTTTTTTAAGGGCGACACAATGGACGCCCTCAAAATTCGTTGATTCTTAAGCTTTTTTCATAAAATCATCATTCCAGCCAAAAGCCTCTTTTACAACTGCCTCTGTAAGGCCTTTGTAAACTTGGTTTAATCTTTTTTCTTTAATGTTGATTATTAGATCAGCTTCTGTTGTGTGTAAACCCTCTAACATCTGAATAAACAAGGTTTCTTTTCTTGTTTTTGATAAAGTGTTGTTACCACCTTTTATGAAATTATACAATCGTCTTGTTTCGTTTCTTAAAAGTGTATGCTCTGTACCAACTGGTGCCTCGTTTGCTATAAACGGTGGTGTACCATCTGGTAAATCCCATTCTATTTTAGAATAGAAAGCTGCCTTTAATAGTTGTCTTAAATACGGTTTATCGTTTTGTCTTAAAACTTCTATCTTTTTAGGCTTGTCTTTGGCATTATTAACTTTAGTAAAAATCTCGTGTACGGTTTCACCGGAAACACCAGAGGTGCTTGCCATAGTTTCCATAGCCTTCTTACTCATTAAGTTAGGGTTTTGTGCTTGTTCAGCCATAATTATCTCCAATATATATTGTCAAAAATCGTTAATGTTTTCAATCAATGATTTTAATTTGTGTTTCATAAAGTAAGGTAACAGGAGCGACCTGTTTGGTACTTTATAAGACCTGTAGATATTTATAATAGAATCTTCTATCGTTTTTGGTATTTGTGATAGATCAATTAACTTCTTATTTCTATTATAGTTCTTTTTTGTTTCTGAGCCAAGTGGTATATTATCTAAATTAGACCACTCTTCCAGTTTTTGTTTAGTAATAGGTTTCTGCCTATCACCTCTAACAAAAATTTCGTCATCTGATAATATGTTTGGTACACCATCTGATCGGTCACCTTTTATTATCTGTTCTCTTAAAAATTTTATAGGGTCTTCTTGTTCACCAATAAATGATTTTAAAAATGGCGACCATTGATATACATTACCATAATGATGTAGTTGTATAAAGTCTTTATCGCCTGATACAACTAGGTAAATATCTTCTTCTTGTAATTTAATTAGTGTCGCTATAATATCATCTGCTTCAGAGTTCTCTACATACATTACAATATAAGGAAAGTTATCTCTAATTTCCTCTTTTATCTCTGTAATAATTTTAAATATATTATCCCAATCAAAAGGACCATCTTGTCTGGCCATTTTTCTACTATACTTGTATCTAGGGAAAAAATCTTTTCGCCAAGGATCGCTGGCGTCTGAACATAACACCATTGTACCATATTCTTGGCCAAACTTAGCATTAAAACCTCTCAATGATGTTAAGACCATATGTCTAATCATTTCTTTATTAGGTTTAACATCACCTTTACCTCTGACCTGTGCCATAAGGTTTGATATTAACACTTGATTGAGGTCAACTAATATCATAAGTATTTCTTTTTATACCATTTATAAAATGATTTATCTTCAAATAGTTCTACAATTTCAGGTGCTGACACCTGATCACTTCTTATACAATCAGCATAGTTTTGATAATCTGCTTTTTTAATTTTAGTTTTCATACTGTATCATCACCATAGTAATGATCTGACAATGGCCCTTTTTTTCTATTTTCAATATCTCTTAATTTTTTTAATTCTTTTTTCTTACTATAATTTATAAGCAAAAAAGCTATAAAGAAACCTACAAAGGTTACTATACAACCTAAAAAACCTAATAAAAATCCGTGTTCTAAATCCATAAAATGATAGGTGGCGATTGCTCGCCACCACACCGTTAATTTAATTAAGCGTCAATAGAAGCAACTGTAGCTTTTGTAGGTGCTACAACTGAAGCATTGTCGTATTTGAAAGGCGTTCCGTATAACGCTTTGATACCAGCAGAGATAATAGCTCTCGTTGGTGTACCAAGTCTGTACACGTGTTTACCTTTTACTTTTGAACCGTAGACCATATAGCCTTCAGCTCTTAAAGTATCAACCATACTTCTTGGTGATTTAAGACCAAACTTTGTGTTTAAAGTCTTCCAAGCAATTGATTGCCCTCTTAAAAAAGCATTAAGAATTGTTTGTTTTTTAGACAAACTCTTTCTGCCTCTAGTTTCTGTTTTTGTATTTCCAAACATAATTTTCTCCTTTATATTTTGGACTATTTTACAACCTGCTAAGGCGATTACTTTATGTAATTCCGTTATCGTCATCTGGATCAAATGTTATACCAGTTTCGTTTAAATCTTTTAAATCTTCTTTGACCTCTTTACTTAATGGTCTACCATTTTTAATTTTAGTATCGGTAACACCCGTATAGTCTATTTGAGCAGATTGAGTTCCGTCTCTGTTTACCTTTAAGTTTACCATTTTGTCTGATAGTTTTTGTGCTGGGTGTTTAATATCAAAATCTCTATACATTAAACCTCTCATTACATCTACTAACAAGGCCAAGTCTTTTGTAAAACTATGTTTATCAGTTTTAATTGCCATATCATAAAATTGTTTTAATAAGTTCATACTCATATCATCAACCGAAGTTTCAACAAATTGTTTTGTTTGTTGCTTTTCTATTTCTTTGGCAACTTTATTACCCATTTTACGTCTTTGTTCATCAAGTTCTCTACTTCTTTGATTAACAATACGATTTTTAGGAAATGGTATTATCTTATCATTACTCACTTATAATCTCACCCTTAAAATTAACTTTACCTTGTTTTTCAAAGTATTCTATTAATTGATTATAACCACCAATCAACTCGTCATCAATCTTAATTTGAGGCATAGCTCTAACATTTTTACCTATGTCTTCTAACATCTTACTAGGGTCAGAGCCAAAGTCTTTTTCTAATGACTTTTCCTCATACTCTAGGCCAAGGTTTTTTACCAAGGTCTTGGCCTTGGAGCAGTATATACAATTATTCTTACTGTAAATTGTTATTTTCATTTGTATTACCTGTATTTTCCAATAGTTGTTTGTAAGCAATATCAGACTTCTCTTTTAACTTAAAAGAATCTAATGCTGTTTCTATGGTATAATTATACATTTTATTATACTCACCCATTGGCAATCTTAAACCAATCCAAACTCTATAATATCCGTTTTTAGTTATTGTAACGTCTTTTTGCCACATTTCATAACCTCTAACTTGTGTTTTAGATATTATATTGATTAATGTAACCTCAACATCTGTCACAACGGACATTGAATTGGTTTTACCAATTTCAGTTATGTATTGTTTAGATTGTTTGTTCATTTCACCCTTTACAATATCAGCTAAATCAGCCTTGGCAATCATCATACCTTTTTCGATTGCTAATTGTAAATCAGGCGACACGGCAGTACCAACACCAAAGATACACTCTTTGTTTTTGTTTTTACCAAACTTGGTCGTACCACACGCTTTCTTTACTTTAAAGTCATTCATATACCAGCCAGGTACTTTATTCAATACCTTGCCTTTTTCTGACTTCATCTTATAAGTTGTACTAGAACAATTTGCCAAAAGCAAACCAGCCACTAATATACCTATTACTTTTATGTAGTTTTTCATATTTTATCCACACTCCTCTCTACATTATATAACAAATCTTTCAAAAAGTCAAGCCCCTGTTGAATATGTACAAAAGCCTCACTAGAAGATACACCTGTCATTATCATTATTAAGAGAGCGATTATGATTATATTCTTAATCATCTAACCTCCCATTCACCATTTACTTGTAAACACACTTTTCCTGGTGTTTTAAAAACGTGTCCCTCCCGACTATAATATCGGCAGTATTCTGGAGCATATGTGTCTCTGTAATAAAACTGAGCAAATAACTCCCAATAACCTGGTGTTTCAATACCTTTTTTACCATCAGCACACTCCAAAATTTCTTCTTTGATAATCTCATCACCTCGTTGTTTGATTACCACTTTTACAAAACAATACTGACCATCTGTTTTTTCTGGTTGTATTGATTTAATTTTACTATGTAATATTTTTTCGCCACCAAATACATATGTACATATTAATATGGCAAATATTGTATAAAACATTAATTTCATATATTGTCTAGGATCAAAAGGCATTATTTAACACTCCTTTTCAGATCGTCTCTATTGTTTACAAATACTCTAATCAATCTGGATACATCAACAGTTTCTTCTTTTAATGTCTTTGGATTTTTAAATATAACTCTACAATTATTCACTTTCATTTGTTCATATTCTTTATCATCTACCACAACAGCGTCATCTGTATGTTTACGCCAATCGTGTGAAGAATAACCTAATACATCATTACTCATAAGTCGGATCCTCAATCCATCTGCCATCTGGTAACTGACAAGCAGTACCAAATACCATTTTTCTATTGACGCCACCAATACCTAATAACGGCCATTGATTTGTTATATCAATCGTAGCGTCATAATTTTTACATTTAATAGGCCCTTTCATAAAAGACCTAGTTGTTTTAATAATACCAGAATTACCGGTCTTTTGATTAAACCAATTAGTATAACTTGAACCTTGTGGCCCATTGTTTAAATGATCTACAAACACGGCATTGTGAACATCATAATCTGAATTGTACATAATTTCAGCACCAGCAAAAGCACCAACCACAGCACAACCAGCGATAGCATAAGGGTTTTCAATACCCATAGATACACAAGTACCTGTTGTAGTTGTAGAACCTAACACAGCACCAGTATGTGATCTGTTAGCACAATTAGTTAGCAATAAACTAACTAGTAAAATCCATATTATTTTTTCTAATCTCATCACAAATTTTCTGACTATCAACACTTTTAACAATGTAATAATCTTCGTTATTATCAATCACAAATTTATTATAATTTTGTTTTTGCCAGAAAGTATGTCCTCTGGCAGAAACAGGTCTGAATAAATGTGTGCCATCATTGGCACTTGTACATACAAAATCGCCAGGCATTATTGATTACCCTTAAACATTGTAAACGGCCATTTAGTTTTCATTTCAGCCCAACTTTTTGCTTGATACTCTTTTGTTTCTTCCCATTCATTTTTTAAATGGTTACCAACTTTACTTGGTGTTTCAGCAATCGCTGTAGCAAACTCTTTAGGAGTTATTGTCTTTTCATCAGCTTTAGCCATACTTACCGATATAAGAATAACTGCTACCAATGAAACGGCAAATAACGTTGTACTTTTCACATTCCACATATTATATTTTCCTTCCCATAGTTTTAAAATCCTTATCATCAACAATCATATAAGGACCCTTATTGTATGCCACACTAATTGTTTTACCAGCAGGTACTCGTGTAGCATATTTCTTTTTCAAGCCAACACCTGCTATATTATCACTCGTAGGCAAACTAGGCCTACACGATAAATCTGGAAAATCATAACCCTCAAACGAAGAAAAAATCTCACCAGTATCAACATCAATGTTGACACCTAAAGACTTAATGTACCGATTGTGTTTTCTCTTTAGATTTTCTAACTTCTTTTTTCTCACCATTTTCATAAGTAAAATGTTCTAGTTCTTCTTGTGCTTTCTTTTCAGCATAAGTCATATTAAAAACTTTCATATAGAAAGCGTCTCTAGGATTTGGAGCTGACCAACAATCAATACTATTTTGTAATTGGTCTGTTGTAATTTTTACGTCTCTAAAATACTTTGGAGACTTTATCATATCTTCTTTTAAAGCAGTAAGATAAGCAACTCTGTGTTTGTAAGATTTCTTACCGGCAGGCCTCATAGCATTTTTCTCATCTTTTTGAGTAGCCATTTTAAACTCTGTGTGTATCATTTCTTTTGTATAAAACATATTATAGTCCTTTTGTTAAGTTAATTGTGTATATCATACCATAAATCGTTCCAAATGTCAAGCCTGTAAAAAGTATTGATTTTACTGCTTTTTCTATACCTGGAACACACCTGGACACGCCAGGATTGGTGATTCTTAGCTTGTGTGAGTAGTACATCATCTACTTTCCAAGTGCCTTATCTACTTCTAGTTGTATTGAAGTATCAATATCTGATTGTACCTCAGCCCATTTATCAAATTGATCAATCTCATTTTGTATCTTATCTTTAAATGTAATTAGATCGTCTTTGGCGTCTGCTATTTTACCATCATCAATTTTATCAATGACCGTATTCAACAAATCTACCGTTGCTATTTCTTGTATCATAGTCCTCCTATATTCCTAGTGCCTTAATTGTTTGTTCTTCCGTGGTAGGTAATTGGTGTCCACTAGTTAACCAATCTACCATCTGTTCAAAATAAAACGCCTCATCTGTTTTACCTTCTTGTTCTAATAATTTCTGAGCATTCTTAAAAAACTTTAGAGTTGTCATATCCTTCATTGTCGGATCGGCAGCTCTTACTACTTTACCTGGTCTTTGATTACTCATCACCTATCTCCTTTTTAAATTCTGGTAAATGGTTTAGATTAGCAAATCTACCATTCTTATCAACAGCATATGCTAAAGTCTGTCTATGTTTTTTAATAGTTTTTTTAAACAATTCTTTTGCCTCTTTATAAGTTTTTACAACTGTCTTTGTACTTCTATCCAATGATCTCCACTCCATAATAGAATACTCTACAGCACCATTTATTACGCCTTGTTCCCATTCATTTGGTTTATTATTCATCTTGTAAATACCGGTCCTAATATAATTGATAATAACATTAAAGGCACAACAATAGATAATGGCCAAAAACTCCAAAAGTCTTTCCAACCTAAATCTTGTTCTTTCTTTTGTTTATTAATATCTCTTTTGACTTCTCTCATCAAGTTGTTAATAGGTTCGCCTTTACTAAAATTAGGAAAACCTAAGTCATTACACATTCTTACTTGATTATAAACTGACTCTAAAGTCTTTTTCTTTACTGTAATAGTTACCGTTTTAGACA